TATACAGGAGATAATTTAACATGGCATTTTGGACTCAAGACTACGGAGCAGGAACTAAAGACCCTAAAAGAAAATATCGCTTTAAGGTTTCAATTTCCCAGATCGATAATAATGGTTGTATTTGGTGGGCAAAAACCGTAACTAAACCAAATTACGAAATTACAGAAAGTGAGCATACTTTTTTGACTCATAAATTTTATTACCCGGGAAGAGTTTCTTGGGGAGAAGTAGAGATGGTATTGGTTGATCCGGTAAGTCCGGGAGCAGTTGCTGACCTTAACGCTATGATTCAGGCTCAAGGATATCACATACCGGGAGAAGATTTGGCGGAAGCAGAAGCATTTCAAACAATGTCCAAAGCGGCAGGTGCTGATTCTCTAGGTGTTGTTGAAATCCAACAGTTAGATGCTGAAGGTACACCAATCGAGACTTGGACACTAAAAAACCCTTTCATAAAAGGTGTTAAATATGGTGATTTAGATTATTCTTCCGATGACCTCTTAGAAGTAACACTGACGCTAAGATACGACTGGGCTACTTGTGTAATTGGTGCAGATGCTGCTGGTCCTGCTACAGGAAACGGTCCTGATCCAGAGCAAAGAGAATTCTTTACTGCTGGTGCCAAAGACGTCACAACAGACATATAGGTGAAAAATGGCTTTTTGGACAACCTTAGTTAATGCCAAGAATCAATTAAATCCAAAGTTATCTGATCGCTTCATTGTCATTATGGGTGGTGAACAGGAAACTTTTTCACAAAATATAATATTTACCGCCAAGTCTGTTACAAAACCAGTGATGGACATTGAAACTAAAGAATTCAAGTTGATCAATCATAAGTTTAAGTATCCCGGCTTAGGGACTTGGCAACCGATCAAAATTACTTTTGTAGACATGGCCGGTGCTCTCAATCAAGACACTAAAACTTATGAACAATTTATTGATTCAAATAATTATTTTAATAAAGAGAAGAGATCATCTTTTAAAAATAGAAACTTTGAAAACACTGCTGCTGTGCTGGCTTTAATTCTCTACGGGTCAGGATATGATACGCCTAGGTTTAAAGCCAAATCTGGTTCATCAAATAACACAGGCATTACCAAACAACATGTTAATAAAATCTTGCAAGGGTTGAGAATTCAACAACTTGATCTTAGCCCGGGCAAAGAAGATAAACCAATGAGAGTGGTTGAAGAGTGGCAACTTTTCAACCCAATAGTTAAAAACATATCTTGGGGTGAACTTTCGTACGGTGAAGATACTTTAGTGCAATACACATTAGATATCGAATATGATTTCGCTGAATTTTCTTCTGGGGGACCTATTGCTGGTCTTGCGGAAGGAGGTAGTGATGATGCATCTGAAGGCTCTGATCAATCCACGGAAACGAGCCGTGAAAAGCCCACAGATGAGGGATCAGAGGTAACCACTACTAACCTAGGTGATCCGAAATAAAAAAATAATATTTTCTTGAGGTGATAATGAGAAGAAATAATGAAGACCGAATGATGGGCGGTCACAAACCAACTCCATCAGAGAACGCTCCCCAAATGGCGAATCCATTGGATTTTATTACGCCAACAGAATTTGTGGAACTTCCATCAAAAGGTAGATATCCCCCCAATCATCCAATGACGGGGAAAGAAAGCATTGAAATACGATTTATGACGGCAAAGGATGAAGATATCTTAACATCAAAAGCCCTCCTTAAACAAGGTGTAGCCATTGAAAGATTAATACAAAATGTAATTGTCGACAAAAACATACAAGCCAAAGATTTATATATTGGAGACAGAAATGCTATTATTATTCATGCACGTGCATCTGCTTATGGTAGTATTTATAAAACAAAAGTAAATTGTCCTAACTGTGCAGAGGTATCTGGTCATAGGTTTGATCTTTCTGAGTACAATTCATACGATGGTATGGACTGGGAAGGGTTTGAAATTGAACCAACTGATTATGGTACATTCAAGGTTATTCTTCCTTTAACTGATATCGTTGCTGAAATTAGACCTCTTTTGGGCTCTGATGAGGCTGGTATGATTAGAGAGATGAAAAAGGACAAAAAGGGCGAAAAGGGACTTGTTACAAGTCAACTAAGGAAATTTTGCCTGTCTTTTAATGGATATAAAGATTCAGCAACAATTAATAAGGTTGTTGATCATCTAACCGCTGGTGATTCTAGATACCTAAGAGGAGCATTCGCAGCCATTTCTCCGGATTTGTCTGTTAAAGGTGATTTTCAATGTTCTAGTTGTGATCACGAGGAGGAAATGATTGTGCCGTTCGGCGCTGACTTTTTTTGGCCTGAGCGATGAATATTCTGAAAATGTTTATGAACAGTTTTTCATTTTAAAACATTATGGTGGATGGTCTTTGTACGAATTATATAATTTACCAATCGCACTTCGCGAATGGTGGCTTAAAAGAACGATTAAGGAGTACGAAGAAGAGGCCAAAAAACATAAACAAGCGCAGAGAAAGTAATGCTCGGATTGTTCCGAGCATTTTTTTATTAAAACTATTTAAATGAGAAGAGGAGTGCCCTTATATGAGCAATGATGACCTGCAAGGAATGATTGATCTTGAATCTCAATTGATTAAAGTGTATGAAAAAGAACAACAAATATCAAAACTGAGGCAGGAGAGAAGCAAAATGCTTAAAGATGATCTTGCTGTCATGAAAGAACAAGTTCGTCAAAAAGAACAAGAACTTAATAAAGCCCGTGATCAAATCGAAAAACTAAGAAAAGCAGAGATTGACCTTACAGAGTTATCTTTAGACCAGTTCCGTAAACAAAACGAAGAGGCATACAAAGCAATCGCGCTACATGCTAAAGAGTCTGGTAAAGATGTTCAAGCAATGTTTGAGGAAATTGCCACAGGGGGAGATGAGGCTTTTACAAACATAACAAATGCTGTTGAAGCAATGCGTGGTAGGTTACAAGATGCAAACGATACGATGTCTGAACTTGGAAAATACGGAGGGAAATTTGCAAACTCAATGGGATTGGCTGCAAAGGCGGGAGATACAACTGCTGGTAAGATTATGCTTATGAGTAAAAAAATGATGGATGCCAAAAAAGCCGGGCTTGGTTTTAACGATATGCTTGGTGCAGCCTTTGGGTCGTCATTTAATATGATGAATATAATGTTCTCCATACTTGATATTCTAAAAGATTTTGTGATACAAACAGATAATGTAGCCAAAGGGTTTCAAAAGGCGACTGGTTTTACCGGTAATTTTAGAGACAATATTCAATCGGTATCTGCTAATTTGGTTGCCTCTGGAGTCTCTGCTGGGGATGTTGGTAAAAACTTCGAGGCGTTGGCTTCAAACTTCTCTATGTTTCAAAAAGGAAACGATGCAGTTAATAATGATCTACTAACAAGTATTTCTTTGCTGGAGAAAGTAGGCGTTAGTGCTACCGATTCCGCTCAAAATTTGGATCTCTTAACTCGGTCCATGGGGATGTCCGCCCAAGAGGCAAACAAAGTCAATATGCAAATCGCCACAATGGGTGATGGGATGGGAGTAACCGCTGGTAAAATGATGACCGATTTCAAAGCAGTTTCTGGTACTCTTTCTGTCTACGGAGACAGAATGGTTGGGGTTTTCCAAGAGTTAGCAGCGACGGCTAAAGCAACAGGAATGGAAGTTTCATCATTGGTCGCTCTTGGACAGAGATTTGATACATTTTCTGATGCGGCCAGCAATGCAGGAAAACTGAATGCTGTTCTTGGCACAAATATATCTGCTATGGAAATGATGAATATGACGGAAGCAGAGCGTGTTCAAATGCTTCGCGAACAAATCAAAATGAGCGTTGGGAATTTCGATAATTTAGACAAATATACGCAAAAATATATTGCTCAAACTTTGGGACTTAAAGATGTGGCCGAGGCAAGAGCCCTCGTTAATATGTCCGAGGAGGAATATTTAAGCAACCTATCCGGGATGGAGGCTGCAGCAAAAAATCAAGAAGAAATGGCTAAAATGACCATGGAACTAGTACCAGTTATGCAGCAATTAAAAATGGTATTTATGAAAGTTGTACTGTCTTTGACTCCTTTGATTGAAGGGCTCTCTTTCCTTCTAGACGTATTATCTTCAGTAGCAGGATTTTTATCAAAATATCCAGAAATGATTTCAACTGTGGTTTTAGCCTTGGGTGCTTGGAAAATGGCAGTATATGCTTACACGCTAGCAGAAGAAGGCTCGAACATTGCAAAAGTCATTAACTGGGTACTTACAAAAAAACAAGCACTTGCCAACAGGTTCGCGGCAGGCTCGGAGAGTTCACTCACAATTGTAAAATGGGCATCAGCGGCGGCGTCTTGGGCCCTAGGAAGCGCT